GGTCTTGCATCTCTAGGCTCCGCAAACCACCTAAACTCGCTTGATGCCAGAAAGGCATATGCTGAAAAGTGGAAATATCTCGTTTCAACTGGCGAGATTAGCGAAGAATTGGCCAATGATCATATCAAGCAGGCAATGAAGCGCATTATAAATTCAGACAGCAAAAATGTTAAGACTGACTGGCGCAACGCAGCTAAAATGATTGAAAGCGCAGATGATCTATCAAACTATTTCAATAAAATTCCTTGGGCTGCGGCTCCTATGTTCTATAGTAAGCTGACTGCAAAAACTCTTCCTATTAAATACAAAAAGCTTGTTGAACTTGGTCTTGATCTAGAGACAGCAGCAAAAGAATATCGCCAACCAGAGTTTGAAGGTGCTGAACTTGGAGACCTGTATGCTATTGCAGAGTACGATGGTTCGACTCCAGAACACAAACCAGAATTAAACAAGGCGTATCCTTGGAGGATTAAATTTAAGAAAAAAGCTACGCTGTCGGAAATGCACAATGTAGCAAAACTTACAACAGATCCACGGGCGTTTGCTAAAAAGAAAGTTGGGGGAAGGCTTGGAGCGCAGCCACTAATGGTCACAGGTATCAATCTTGATAAGCTTTTAACTGGTGATATTACTGGAAGTGCAAAACCTCTAATATTGCGCGAGGGAACCCAAAAAACTAAAAGCAATCGAGCTAAACAGTTTGGTTCTGGAAATCCAGAGGCGTATCGCTCATATCAGCAAATTCAAGCGGAAAGAAACACCAAGAAACCCAAGAAGAAGTCTACCGCAAAAGGTGACGCTTCCGCTATTGCAAACGCCGCGAAGCTGAAGTAAAACTAACCACCATGAGCGAGAAACTAACCGCAGAACCAGATCAAGAATGGTTCGCAGAGGTCATGCGTCGAGCCGAAGAACACGGCAACAGGCAGCGTGTGGAGTTCTGGAACCCACAGGCGGCGGCGAAGTGCCTCTGGCTGCTCGCACAGGGGAAGTCTATCAAGTCCACCTCCGAGATCACCGGGCTTGCCCGTGACACCGTGCGGTCGCTCATGTGGAGACACAGCGACACTCTGGAGACGAAGCGGAAGGAGTTCAGCCAGAAGTACGCGATGGCTGCTGAAACCTACACGGACTTGCTGTTCGCGAAGGCAGACCAACTTGCCGACGACCCAGACCAACTCAAGAACATCTCACCAGACCGACTGGCGATCACCGTGGGTGTCCTCACGGACAAGTCCATGCAACTCTCTGGCATGGCTACTGCGGTTGTGGAACACAGGCAGGGTGCATCTATTGACGATGCTGCCAAGATGATCGCAGAGGCTAAATCTCGCATTGCCAGCAAGGTGAAGGCGAAGGCAGTTGAGGCTGAAATAATCCAATGATACAAGAACCAGAATCCAGATACGCAGACCACCTCAAGGATGGTGGGAATTTAGTTCGCCACTACATGGTCGAGCATGACGGCACGCAACACAAGTGCCACACGCTATCCTACGCCTCGTACTTGGCCGAGAAGTTCAACGCCAAGGTTTGGCATGTGGTGCTAGAGAAGCACATAAGACCATTTATAGGCGTTTGTCAGCACTGCCAGAACCGCAAGAAATACCGCGAGCTTCACCTTGTGGACGGCAACCGTGGGTCATTCCCGCCAGAGTGCGACACCCTTGGGTGTGATGATTGTGATAGCGTTTACAGAATTGTTGATATTCTCATGGAAACTGGCGCATACAAGACTAACCCATGAAGTGGCGCACCCACCAGATCCTTTCCCCGCCGACCGATGAGGAAATTGCCCTCATGGAGCCAGAGGAGCTTATCGAACTCCACCGGGTCTATCACGAAGCCGTAGACAACGCAGAACGCGACCCGTACCGCTTTGGCTTCCGACTCCCCCACTGGGCGAAGGCAGAGGATCAACTACAGGAGGTAAACGAGATTGTGGCACTAGGCGGCAACCGTTGCCTTGCTCCAGAGCAGGAGATTTACGACCCAGTTCTAAAGACGAGCACACCAGTCTCACAAATTACTGGTGATTTTCATGTGCTTGCGTGGGATGGGGAAAAACAGATGCAATGCCGTGCTCTTCGACCATTTGTAAAGACTGTTGCCAAGACATACCTCGTGCTTCTAGGTAACGGTGACTCGTTTCAGTGCTCGGCGGCGCATCAAGTTTCAACTCCTTTTGGATGGCGTTCCGTAGAAGACATAGGGATCGGCGGCGTAGTCTCGACTCTGGGGAAAGCTTCATCGGCCCCTTGTTTTTCTGGCCGTCACGCATTCTCTTTTTTCCTTCCTCACTCCATTGTGGGATCTGTCCTTTCAAGGTTGCGGCTAAATGCTCTGCGTTGGACTCAAAGACTTCTAGATTCTCTGGACGATTGTCAGTCTTCACCCCGTTTTTGTGATGGACGACTTCCTTCTTTGAAAGGTATCGACCCAACTGCTGCTCCATTACTAGACGATGCTCCAGAATATAATGGGTATATTTCTTTGCATTCGGATGACCCGGAGAGTATATCTCGACATAACCGTCCCTATTCAGGATCTTACCACCTTTCCAACCCTTATGCAGAGATCCGCTACGAGGGCCACTCCGAGGCATCGGAATCTTGTGCTTCTTACAGAGTTTTGAAACCCCAGCGGTTGACCATCTTTGGCCACATCGCTCAAAAGCTAGGTCAGAGACTTCTTGGAGCGTTTTGCCTTCTGCGATCAATTCCTTTAGCTCGTTGCCCGATACAATGTTTTCTAAGATTGTTTTCATGCGCACTCACTAAACCTTGGGAAACAACTATTGTCAAGGTTTATGATAAACAAGTAAGCGAGATATGGGATATAGAAGTTCCAGATACAGGGAACTACTTTATTGGTGATATTTTGCAAAAAAATTCGGGCAAAACCCAGTGGGGTGCATTCTCCGTGGTTCGTGCGGCGATTGAAAACCCAAACGCCGAGATTATGTGCTTCGCACAGACTTCCGAGGTCAGCATTCGCCAGCAGCAGAGCGCCGTGTGGGATTGGCTTCCAGCGGAACTACGCACGAAGCAGACATCCTCCGGGACATACATTTCCTACACAAAGAAGAATGGCTTTACTGACTCATCGCTCATCCTACCCAACGGCTCTCAGATCATATTTAAGACCTACTCCCAGTACCAGAATAACCCGACCATCTTGGAGGGAGCGGAGTTGGGTTCTCGCTCTCCTAATTGGCATAATGTGGGCGTGTGGCTGGATGAGTATTTGCTTGGCCCTGAGCTTATAAACACCCTGCGGTTCCGACTGGCAACCCGCAACGCAAAACTGTTGCTGACCTTCACCCCGATTGACGGGTATACGGAGGTGATCAAAGAGTATTTGGATGGAGCCACCAGCATAGAGAGCCGCGAGGCTGAACTGCTAAATGGTGAGCTTGTCCCATATGTCCAGCGGAGTAAGAAGCGAAATGCCAGCGTCCATTATTTCCATTCACAGGACAACCCTTTCGGTGGCTACGAGCGGATTAAGGAGACACTGGTGGGGAGGCCTAGGGAGGAGATCCTAATTCGTGCGTACGGGGTTCCAGTCAAGTCCCACGCCACCAAATTTCCCAAGTTCAACAAGGAGGTAAATGTGGTATCTCCCGACACTATTCCAACGAAAAATGTGACGCGCTACCATATTGTCGATCCTGCGGGAGCCAAAAACTGGTTCATGTGCTGGATTGCCGTTGACGCGACTGGAACATTCTGGGTCTACAGGGAGTGGCCGGGTGTGGATGTAGGTGACTGGGCAGAGTGGCGAGGGGGCAAGTGGGTTGCTGGGGATGGTGCAAAGGGGCAGGGATACGGAATCCGCGACTATGTTGAGCTTATAAAAGACCTAGAGGGTGACGAGGAGATTCTAGAGCGTCTCATTGACCCCCGACTTGGGGCGGCAAAGTACCAGTCAGCAGATGGGGCTAGTAGCATTATCGAGGATTTGAATGACGAGGGCATCGTGTGCATACCCGCCCCCGGCTTGGAAATCGACGATGGGTTGCAAGCTTTGATCGGGAAAATGTCTTGGAATGTAACTATGCCGTCAGATTCGGTCAACCGACCGCATTTCTATGTCAGCGAGGAGTGTGAGAACATCATCCAAGCCCTGAGTGAATACACGGGC